ATAGACCCCTATGCCGTTGCTGACTATGTAACTGTTGGTTTTAAAGGTACTAACCCTTATGACGCTGGTGTTTTCTACTGTCCTTACGTTCCTCTTCAGATGGTTCGTGCGGTTGGCGAGAATGACTTCCAGCCACGCATCGGGTTTAAGACTCGTTACGGAATGGTTTCCAACCCTTATGTTGGTAACGCTGTTGAAAGAGATGGTCTTGCTGCTGTTAAGACTAACCAGTACTACCGTATCTTCCGTGTGGACAATATCCTCACATAAGATTGGTAAAAATAGAAAAGGACTCTTGGATATTCTAAGAGTCACTTACTATAAAAAGAGTGGCATCTAAAGCCACCACTTTTATTGGGTAACCCGCAAAGGTTACCTTTTTTTATGCCCTAAATAAATGAGTAATATAAATAAAGATAAACAACAGAGATTATCAATGAAATCATTTAAAGACATTAGAGAAGCAACCTATCAAGGTAAGACTGTCTCCCTCAACACTCCATCTGCTGGCGATGTTAAAAAGTCTAAGGTGTTTGTAAAGGATGGTGGTAAGGTCAAAAAGGTAAATTTTGGTGACCCCAATATGTCCATTAAGAAAGACCAGAAAGGAAACAAGGCATCCTATTGTGCGCGTTCTGCTGGCATCAAGGGTGGAGGTAAAGATAAGACTAAAGCAAATTACTGGTCTCGAAAGGCGTGGGACTGTTAATAAAGTACTTGCATTCTCATTCTGAATGCTTATAATAGTGTGTAATGAATAGGAAAACCCTTGAATAATTTATCAGAAAATATTAATCTATTTCAACCCACATCGTTTAGAGTTGTAATAGACCGACAGAACTACTCAAATCTGCGTTTTTTTGTGCAGCGAGTAAATCACCCAGGAGCATCCAATCAGGCAGCAGAAGTTCCCTTCTCTCGTATTGGTGGTGTGCCAATGCCAGGAAATACCATGACATATGGTTCCCTAACTATGGATGTGCTTCTTGACGAAGACTTCAAGTCATATATTGAAATGTACGAATGGATGTTGAGACTTGTTAACACAGAGCAAGTGAATGCGCGTGATGCTTATAGTCTGAATAGTTCGCCAACAGCAACTTATTCCGATATCGTTGTCACTGCACTCACAAACTCTAACAACAAGAATGTAGAATTTAAATATCGAGATTGTGTCCCAGTTAGTATAGGGGATGTTTCTATGGAAGCAACTAACTCAGGTGTAGAGTTTCTCACCTTTAATGCGGAATTTAGATTTTCTTATTTTGAAATAATTTAAAGAGATTATATGGATTTAGATGATATACTTGAGCAATGGTCTCAAGACTGTGAAATTGAGCATAAACTAGATGAAGCATCCCGCAACACTCCCAAACTACACGCTAAGTATTTGGGATATCTCACACAAGCAAAGTTTCTACTTAAACGAACTGAAGATAAACAGAACATACTACTGAAAAAGAAGTGGTTGTGGTTTAATGGAAAAATGTCTCAGGAAGAAATACGATATAATAATTGGGCAGATGATCCTTTTGATGGTCTAAAAGTTATGAAGGGCGATCTCAAATATTACGTTGAGTCTGACCCCGAAATTATTGAAAGCGAATCAAGAGTCTATTATTACAAGACTTGTATAGAGACCTTGAAGGAAATGGTTGATACTCTCCGTTGGAGACATACAACTATCAAGAATATGATTGAAGCAAGGAAGTTTGAGGCAGGAGTTTAGTATGAAACCCAATAAGATATACTTTCAATATCAAAGAGAAGACAGCACAACATTCATGAGTGTTATTGAACCTCACGAATGGACGGTCGATACGCAGCCTTATAAGTATAATGGTATGTTCAAGATGGGATACGATGGTACTTGGAATAACGTAACCAAGACAGAGTATGCACTTGACGAAAAAGATTGGCGACACTGGAGCGAGTAGAATCTAAATGAGTAGCAATATAATAACTATTCATATGCAAAACCATTCTCACATGGCAGTCCTTTGTGAACCTAGTGTTCGCCAAGAACTATCTGACTATTTCTGCTTTGACGTTCCAGGTGCAAAGTTTATGCCTATCGTTAAGCGTGGTCAGTGGGATGGAAAGATACGTTTATTTAATACGCTGACCTGTGAACTGCATGTAGGACTCTACGCAAAACTCTGTAGATTCTGTTCAGACCGTCACTATCATATGGCACTCAAGAAGTCTGCCTATGGACTACCAAACGCAAAGAATACAGTTGACCATCAAGTTATGGTGAAACAACTTGCGTCATACAAATCTACATTTGCCAAATCTACATTTGAACCTCGTCCATACCAATATGACGCGATTGTTCACGCGATTGAGCGAAAGCGAACGGTGCTTTTATCCCCGACTGGTTCGGGCAAGTCTTTCATTATCTACAACCTTATGCGATGGTTCCTTGAGGACTATGAAAGCAAGGTGTTGATTGTTGTGCCAACGACATCTCTCGTTGAACAGATGTATAAAGACTTTGGTGACTATGGATACGACTCAGAGAGAGAAGTTCACCGCATCTATTCTGGTAAGGATAAGATAACTAATAAGCGTGTCATCATAACCACATGGCAGTCTGTTTACAAACTAGGACAACCTTGGTTTGAGCAGTTCGGTTGTGTCTTTGGAGATGAGTGTCATCTATTCAAAGCAAAGTCTCTCACCACTCTAATGGACAAATGCACCAACGCATCCTATCGTTTTGGCACTACAGGGACTCTTGACGGGACTCAGGTGAACAAGTTGGTGTTGGAAGGTCTCTTTGGACCGACTAAACAAGTAACCTTCACACGCGACCTTCAGGACAGTGGTACGCTTGCTAAACTGAAGATTGATATTCTTGTGGTAGAGTATCCTGAACTCAGTAGAAAAATTGTCAGTAAACTAAACTATCAAGAGGAAGTAGACTACCTTGTTACACATGAGGGTCGCAACAAACTAATACGAAATCTTGCAGTGACGCAAAAGGGCAACACACTGGTATTGTTCCAGTTTGTAGAAAAACACGGTGAGGGACTATACAAGTCTATCAAGAAACTAAACGAAAACTCGTACTATGTGCATGGCGGAACGGATGTATCTGACCGTGAGGCGATACGAGGTATCGTGGACGGAAGCGATGGTGCAATCATCGTTGCTTCTATGGGGACATTCTCTACAGGTATAAATATAAAGAACCTACATAATATTATTTTTGCCTCACCATCTAAGTCTCAGGTGAGAGTTCTACAATCAATTGGTCGCGGTTTGCGTAAGTCTGATAATGGTGTAGAAACTAAGTTAATTGACATTGCAGATGACCTTCAATGGGAATCAAAGAAAAACTATACTCTAAATCACTCAGCAGAACGAATAAAGATTTATAAGAGAGAGCAATTTGACTTTGACATACACAAGGTGTTACTATGAAAGAAGAATTTAACATACAACAGATTAGATTTTCAAACGGCACTGAAGTACTTGCTAATATAATAGTTTGGCAAGATGATGAATTAATAGAAGCGAACTGCATACTAGAAATTGACAGGCGCACCCATGATGCCGACTTTAATGTGGAAGAGAATAAGTCATATTATGTCCTAAAACCTTGGGTATCATACATCGATGATATACACAAGGTGAGTGTTATTAATCCAATTAGTATACTTTCCGTTACTATTCCTGCACCAATCGTGATCGATCAGTATGGTACTTCTTTAAATGAAATTATTAAATATATGGCAGATACAGTACAACCTGAAGATAACACGGAAACTGAACTTCGTACAGATAGTCTTAATGTTATTCCATTTACCCCCAAAAATAATATCCAACTGCTCACTGAAGATTAAAATTACCTTGACATCCTAGTCTGAATGCTTATAATAGAGTATTCAAATAGAGTAATAAGGAATTTTAAGTATGACCGAAAAAATTGCTGCACCTAAGAAGTTAAAACCTCGCGAGAAACCCCACTATGTCAACAACTCTGATTTCAGTGACGCGGTTGTAGAGTTTGCAAAATCATCACAAAAAGCAATATCAGAGGGAAAACCAATTCCTGTTGTGGGAGACTATATCGCAAACTGTCTATTGAAGATATGTGAAGGACTGTCACATAAATCGAATTTTGTTCGGTATACCTATCGCGATGAAATGGTTATGGATGCTGTAGAAAACTGCCTTCGTGCTATAGGTAACTATAATGTGGAAGCAGCAACGCGTAAAGGCAAACCCAACGCATTCGGATACTTCACGCAGATAGCATGGTATGCATTCCTACGGAGGATTGCTAAAGAAAAAAAACAGCAAGATGTCAAACTTAAATATATTGCCGAGTCTGGTCTTGACGAATTTATGGTAGACCCTGATGAAGACCCTGAAGTTTCAAAAGCAGTGCAGTCTTTTGTTGATAATTTACGACAAAGGATTGACGAAGTGAAAGAAAAAGACCAGAAGTTTGAGTATTATAAGAAGAAAAGACTGTCAAACAAAAAGAAGTCTACAGACTCTGACCTTACAGATTTCATTGAGGAATAACAATTGAAGATCGCCCTTTTAAACGATACTCACTGCGGCATTAGAGGCAGCAGTGAAATTTTCATTAAATATCAGGAAAAGTTTTACACTGATGTATTTTTCCCTTACCTCATTGAGAATGATATTAACCATATTATTCATTTGGGTGATTACTATGAGAACCGAAGGTTTATCAACTTCAAGGCACTGAATGCTAACCGCAAACACTTCCTTGAAAAACTGCGAGAGTATGGTATCACTATGGATATCATCCCTGGGAATCACGATACCTATTACAAGAACACCAATGACCTGAACTCCCTCAAAGAGTTGCTCGGTCACTACATGAACGAAGTAAACATCATAGAAGAACCAACGGTGTTAGACTACCACGGTATGAAGATAGGTCTCGTCCCTTGGATATGTCAGGACAATGAAGAGAAGATTCAAAGATTTCTCAATAGTTGCTCTGCTGATGTTATTGGTGGACACTTTGAACTTATCGGTTTTGATATGATGCGCGGTGTCCCATGCACACACGGAATGACTTCAGATAACCTCAAGCGATTTGAGTTAGTTATGTCAGGTCATTATCACGCTAAATCAAACCAAGGAAACATACACTATCTTGGTTCGCAAATGGAGTTCTTTTGGAATGACGCACACGATGATAAATTCTTTCACATCATTGACACGAAGACTAGGGAACTATTGCCAGTTCGTAATCCCATCACGTTGTTTGAGCGCATACGGTATGATGATACCAAGCATGATTATAATAATTTCTCTGTGGAATATTTGGATAACAAATTCGTAAAAGTTGTCGTAATCAACAAGAAGGATGCTTTCACCTTTGACCGATTCCTTGATAGGATACAACAAAGAAAAATACATGAGTTAAAAATCCAAGAGGACTTTTCTGAGTTCAGCAGCGATAATGTAAATGATGAAGGACTTGAGGTTGAAGACACCAGCGAACTGTTGAATCAGTATGTTGATAA